CAATAACTTCCATAATAGACCCCGAAAACTTCTTATCAAAGATGATTTGATTGAGAAGTTGGAGCTGGAAGTTATTACCTAAATAACCGAAATTTTTCTGATTTGCCATGAATGAAACTACCTGATTTTTCTATAAATATAGTTAAGCGAGTTCTAAATCTAGGTAAGTGTAAGTTAAATTTTCGTCTGAAAAAATGTCAGTTAGGTTACGCAAGACACCTTTCAAAAGTGGTCGTATATCAACGGTATAACGAACTTTTGGGGGATAAACTTTTGCGTCAAACTGAAGGTGACAAATTGTCCGATTTCCGTCCTTGATATAAATGTTAAAATTCTCCGGTCCATCGGTGTTTGATGTTTCCATAATGGATTCATCAGTGATGATCTGAAAATAATTGTCTGTCATATATACAAGGGTCTTACGCTTGAGATCATTTTGAATAATTTCCTTAATGTTATTCATCTCGTGATAGAGATTCAAAGATCGTCCTGCGTTTTCTTGATAGTCACGCACATTAAAGAATCGTTGTACCACAAAGTTGTCGTTGAGGGTGATCAACAATTCCATTTTTTTCAACTCCTGTTCTTTCATTTTTTTTGTTTTTTAAAGGTTTGTTTTTCTTTTCTTGTTAACTTCATAAAAGGGGTGATAAAATCAACCCATGCATTGTCCCCTCTCGGTAAAAAATTGTACAGACCATCTTCTCTCATAAGTTTCATCGCCTGTTTGTATGATCTACCATCGGGGTCTAAACTCTCATTGATTAGACTTAATATTTCATTTTTTGCTTCTTGTGTTAAAAGTGGGTTTCGTAGATCAATTAACTTCCTGTTGACTTCATAAAGTTCTTTTTCAAATATACCATCTTTTGTTTTACCAGTCAAAAGGTTTTGTAACGTTTTGTTGTTTTTGTTTTCTTCGAAAAGTTTTTCAGCCAAGTCCAATACTTCTTCCACTTCCATCTTTTTTGTTAATAGGTCGGGAAATAATTTAACTAATGTCTTTTCACCTAAAAAATAAACTCCGTTAATATTATCTGACTTATCACCACAAAAGATCTTAAAGACCGCCATATTTTCTGATGGAACATACAGATCTTTTACTATCTGAATCTTTTCTCCATACTTTATTAGTCCCTTAAATGGGTTATAGATCCACACATTTTCTTTCATCAGTTGTGTTAGATCTTTATCTCCCGAATAGATTGTAACTTGTTCGTTGTCAGAATTTTGAGTATAAAAAGCAATTAGATCATCAGACTCACATTCTGCTTGTTCCACTTGTCTTACAAAGAATTCTTCCAAATAAAGTTGGATGCGGTTTTTTTGTTCGTAAAAGGATTCTGTGTCAAAGTCGTCAGATTTTATTCTATTTGCTTTGTATTCCGCAAGAATCTTTCTCCTTTCCAAAGAGTTATACTCACCATCCCAAAATACAAGAATCTTGTCGTAGTTATATTCTGTAAGTTGTTTTCTAAGTGTATTCAAAAAATGGAAAATACCTCCTACTTTCTTATCTTTAGAGTATAAGTTCTTAGCTCCATGAAATCCGATTTTCAGGAGGTTATTTCCATCAACTAATAAAGTTCTCACTTTTATTCTTCTTCCCGATCGTATTTCAAATCAAAATCCCCATCCATACCCAATATATCTTTCCAATATTCTGAATGTTCTTTTTTGTACTTCTCAATTGATTCTTTTTCCTCAGCACTGTCCTTACCATGTAAAAATCCATGAGGTGTCACAATAATCCTACCATCATCATATCCTAATCCATTGATGTGGTTTTTCATAACAGAAATTTTGGTTCTTGATGCGAATTTTACACTTCTCTTATCTTTAGTTGCGGTAATCTTGGTGGTACCCGCCCCCTTTTGATTTCCAAATAAGAAAACCAATGATGAGTTTAACCATATTGCATTACCTCCTTTTGCCATAATTTTTGGTTGACCAAATGGATTATCGGGAAGTTCAACCCAAGGTTGATTTACTACCAATAAAGTGTTGGTGTATTTACTGTCTGATCTACGGCTTCCCGAAATTCGTTGGTTGATACCCATCCCAATCTTGTCAGCAAGAACCGATGCGTTGTGTTGTTTACCTCCCTTACCATCAAAAGTCATCTTACAAGGTACGGAACCCACTGAATCCCAAAGGAACAAAAGATCGTAGTCAATATCACCTTTATCTTGTGCATCCAATACCTCATTGATGTAATCAGTGATTTGTTCAATATAATCAAAGTCGTTTTTGAAAAGGAAGAATCCATCCCAATCCAATTCACCTGTTTCTTCATCAACAACTTCTTCACATTGGAATCCCATAATTTTGGCGTGATCAAAACTCCATTTCTGTTCTGTGATAATAAAAACAGGAAGGATATTTTTTTGTTGTGCGTTAACTGCCGATTTTACAAGTGCGGTTGTCTTACCCGTATCGGAGTGACCCAAGAACATATTAAGGTGACCAAGTGCCGGTCCTGGCATACCTGTCGCGTCCAAAAATTCTTGACCCAAATCAAGGTATTTTTGTGGTTTGTATTTTGCCGAAGTTGAAAACTTCTTCTTTACCGAAGTAAAATCTTTTTTCTTGATTGCCATAATATTAGGTTAGTTAATTAAAATGATGGTACCGACACGAATGTCGGTACCATCTGTAGGTTTTGTTTTTTAGAATGGAAGTTCCGCTGAAGGAAGTTCGTTGTGTTGTGGGTCAAGGTCACTTTCTTCATCTGTTGTTCCTCCACCACCAAACTCAGATGTTCCTTCTTCACCGTAAACATATTTACCCGTTGCGTTGTCCCAACGTGGGGTCTCTCCACGAGAGATCGCCTCAAGGTACTCATAAGGTTTTTTAGAGTACACATCATCCCAAGTCAATTCATCAGCCAGCCACTCCTCTTGTTGTTTTTTGTCTGTGGACAAAGGGGATGGGTCGTCGTGCATAATGGATTGAATTGTGGTATATTCTTTTCCATTCGGAGATTTGGACTTTGTGAGGGTGATGATAAGGTCTCGTCCTTTGGTTGGATCGGTAACGTCACCTTTTTCACGCCAAATCGGAATGATCTTATCCAATACACCTTCGTTCTTATAGTTGTGTTTGAATCGCCAGAATTTTACACCATCCTCTTCCGCATCACGGTCAATTACCTTAACAATATAGAATTTACGTGACCGATATTGACTTGCAAGTTCTTTATCTTGAGCCTTACCCGTAGACATAAGTTCGTCATATAGATCATTCAAAGGTGAGGGTTCATTTTCGTTCTTTCCTGGGTCATAAAGTTTGAGCCATTGTTTGTTAACCTGTACTTCGTGGAACCAAACTTCCTTAAATGGTGAAGAATTATCAGGTGTTGGTAGGATACGAATTCGCTTCCGTCCTGAGGTTTCTCCTTGCAAAAGGATAGTTGTAAAATACTTCTTCAACCGATCTTCACGATCCATTGAGTTACCATTACCGGTTGGTTTGGTGTTTTTTTCGTACTGAGCCAGTACCGCGTCTAAAGATGTTGCCATAATGTGTTAATTAAAAGGTTTGATAAAAGTTAGATTCAAAGTTTCGTATTGTCAAATAAAAAAGGGGTCTTGGATTTTACCGTTGACCCCTTAATAATAGTTATAAAATTGTCCTAAATCAATATCTGTTCAAAGGTAAACTTTCATCGTAAGTGTTAAAAGATCCTTTGATTGTACTAGCATCGTAGTTGGTTACTTCATCATCTGTCAAAACATATTCATTCTTACCTGAAGCTTCCATCTCATCCTGTTTTACATCAAAAAAATCGGTAAGTTTTTGACTATATGGATAAGAATCTAACGATCTCAATTGTAATTTTTCTTCTGGTGTTTTTTGTCTGTATTTTTCAAACTTAGTTTCCAAACTATCAACTTTTTGGAAAATCTTATCAATCTCCCCTAACTTATCTTGAAGTGAGTTTAATTGATTGATAATTGCGTCATTCATCTCACTTTGCTTTGATAAAATATCATCTTGTTTTGTTACCAAATCGGTGATGTCCAATTCTTCAGTACCACTGTCTGTTGTTTCTGTAGTGTCGGTGACATCTGTAGTTTCAGGTTCACCAACTTTCTCAACATCAGGATCCGTCGCCGTATCGATTGGAGTTGCTTCCGCTCCCGCATCAGGAGCTGGAGTATCAAGTCCCGCATCAGGCGCTGCTAAATCGGGTGTTGCCGCTGCGTCAAGACCGGTATCAGGTGTCTCAGCACCTAATTCTTGTTCTACAATATATTTGTTGATTTGGCGATATCTTTTGATTTCTTCTAAAATTCTTTTTTCTGCTGACATTTTTTTAATCGTTTAAAAGTTGTTTTATACCTCCACTTGTTCTTACTTGAACATTACGGTTGGTAATTCGGTTATTGTCCACTCTTTCAATAAGTCCATCACTGGTTGAAATAATGTAACACTCATTTGTGTCTAAATCACAAACTTCTTTTTGGTTGGGTCCAATAGACCTTTCCGTAATTCTTGTATTCTTACCCAAGAATCTATCT